ATGTTGCCATACCAGCAACGTTGGGTTTCTGATGCTTCACGTTTTAAGATTTGGCTAAAGTCTAGGCAGATAGGCGGTTCACTTGGTTCAGCTTTTGAGGCTGTCGCTTCTTGCGTTGATAAACCTAATACAGATTGGGTAGTGCTTTCTGCTGGTCAACGGCAGTCTGAGGAATGGATGGTCAAGGGCAATCGCGTAGCAAAAGTGGTAACAGATGCGCTAGGGCTAGATAAGCCAGACTGTCGTACCAGCGAAGTAAGATTTACAAACGGGTCAAGAATACTAGCCCTACCAGCAAACCCAGACACAGTTAGGGGATACTCAGCTAACCTTGTTCTAGATGAGTTTGCTTTCCATGAAAGGCCAGACAGAATTTACGAAGCTATTTATCCAGCAATCTCTAACCCAATGAGGGGAGAGTTGAAAATAAGAATCATAAGCACCCCAGCGGGGCGTAACTCCAAGTTCTATGAGATATGGAACAAGTCAGATGAATTAGGCTTTGTTCAACATAAAACAACTATTCACTCAGCAATAGAGGAGGGATTGCCTATGAATGCTGAAGAGTTAAAGATTGGGCTAGATGATGTTGATGCTTGGGCTCAAGAATACGAATGCGAGTTTGTTGATGCTGCTAATGTTTTATTGCCTTACACTTTAATTGATGAGTGTGTAAATGATGAGGCTACAGTTGAGTTTGAAGACGAAGGAAGCAGAGCTGTTCGTTATGTTGGCATTGATATAGGGCGTAAACATGACTTAACAGTTTGCTGGACTTTGGAAAAGGTTGGGGATGTTTTATGGACAAAGGAAGTTCTAGCACTCAGAGATACTCCTTACCATTTGCAGGAGGAGCTACTTGCGGATCGTATCAGCAAAGCTTCCTATGCGGCTATTGATTCCACTGGCATTGGTAATGCTTTAAGTGAGTCTTTAGCTAATCGTTTTCAATACAAGCTTGAGCAATGCACTTTTACGCAGGGCTTTAAGGCTAAGATATTTCCCGGGTTGCGTAGAGCGTTTCAAGAGAGGTCAATCCGTGTGCCAAGAGATAAGGCAATACGGGAAGACCTACACTCAGTGAACGAAGTAACTACGCCGGGAGGAAATAAACAGTACAGAGCATTACGAAGGGCAGATGGTCACGCCGATAGGTGTACGGCTTTAGCCTTGGCTACTTATGCTTCAGTGCTAAACCAAGGAACCGGGGCAATCCAAGAGACAGATAACATCATGCTTGGCAGGGCCAAAATAGCAGGATTAAGGCCGACATTAGTATGATAGCTGAATTAAGAAACCGTTTAGGGAATGTGTTCAAGGCTAAGAAGGAGCCAAATGGAACATCTGTAAGCAAAAGGGTAATCGCACCAAGTACACGCGATAGGATGGATAGCAAT